GTGGCAACATCGGAACTGGAGCTGTACCGCAGTCAGGGGAGGCTGAGTTCTCTGGCTAAGTTAGAGAGTTTAAAGGACAGCGTTAAAGAAGCAATGGAGCGCACGGATGGCTGAAAAAGAAATTAAAAATAGTAAAGATGTAGACGAAGAGTGGCCTAAAGAAGGCAGAGACTATGATACCGTCGATGGTCAGTGGTTCTGGAAGCATGAAAAAATCCCTATGGGTAAAATCAGAGCTGAAGCAAAAAAAAGAAGCGAAGAAGAAAAGGAATCAAAAAGCATGTTAGATAGAAAAAGAAAAGCACCCGGCGGCGAAATTTCTGAAGATATGTCTGACGAAGATTCTTTCCGAATGATGTATAGCTCTTTTAAACAAGAAATGAAAGCGGCTGAGTCACCCGAAGAGCGGAAACGTATCCAACAAAACTTTCAGGAACAAACACAAAACGTAGATCAAGAAGTAAAAATGAATGTGTTTAAAGAAGAAGATAGGACTATGAAAGCTGAAGGCTCATTGCTTACACCACCTGAAATGGGTATGGAATCTGAAATGCCTATAGATACTTTTACACCTGAAGAACAAGCAATGGCAGAAGAGTCACAGGTTCCAGACGATCAAATGGAAGAAGACTACATGGGCTTTATGCTCAACGAATCTTTAGATGAAACAGAACAAGAATATTTAATGGGAGCTTTGGAATCAGATCCAAGGCTTAGTGAAATCTTTGATAAGGTCGTAACGACTGCATCAGAGTTTTCGGGAGCTGGAGAAGTCGAAGGCCCCGGAGATGGTGTATCAGACTCAATTCCTGCGCGATTAAGCGATGGAGAGTTTGTAATCACCGAAGAAGCCACCAGTGAAATCGGAGCAGACAACCTTCAAACAATGATGGATGATGCAGAACGAAAAGCTAGTGGAGGTAAAGTCGGATACGCAGAAGGCGGTTTATTAAGTAATCCTTATGGAATGCCTAATCAACAAATGGAAGAAGAGGAAAACCGCATAGAGCAATCTATGTTGGGTGCTAATCAAATGCCAAGCCTAATGGGAGGAAGACGCTAAAAACAACAATAGTACGGCTACCTTGTATTAACAAGCCCCAGATTTTAAAGACGTTTTAAATTGGCTACCTTGCAAGAAAACAAGCCCCGTAGAAAAGGAGAGTATTATGTCCGAACAGGCATACGAAGAGGAAGAAGTCGCAAACCCGTATAATGCACGTAAACCTTGGCACACACAAGATAGGAAAAAATCTTTAAATGCTGCTGAAAGTTTGTATTACCCGGAAGATGAAGACGAAGAACCTCGACAGAAAAAGGCTACCCGCAAAAAGGCCCCTTCTTCTGAGGATGAACCCAGTACTAATTATAAAAAACGCTATGATGATTTAAAGAAACATTACGATCAGAAACTTTCTGAATTTAAACGTAAAGAGCAAGAACTATTGGATCAAGCTAGAGTAGCTGAACCCCAATACCAAGCTCCTAAGTCTCAAGAGGACTTAGATCGTTTTAGGCAAGAGTATCCTGATCTATATGATACGGTAGAAACTGTAGCTCACATGAGGAGCCAGCAAGAAGTAGAAGCACTGCGATCTAAGCTTTCTGTTATTGAACAGCGGGAAGCAGAAATTGCAGCGCGAGAAGCTGAGACGGCTTTACAGGAACGTCATCCTGACTTTGATCAAATCAGAGGAGATGATGGGTTCCATGAATGGGCGCAGGAACAACCGGATCAAATACAAGATTGGATTTATAACAATCCAAATAATGTTACTTTAGCTGTTAAAGCGTTAGACCTTTATAAGTTAGAAACTGGGAAAGGACAGAATACTCAAAAAAGACGTTCAAATCGTAAGCAGCCACAAAGTTCTGCTGCTGATATGGTATCTACTAAAACAACCAATATAGATGCTAAGGAAGCTAAGATTTGGACAGAAAGTGAAATTGCGAAAATGTCCCTTGACCAATTTGATAGACACGAAGAAGAAATCAATATTGCGATGATTGAGGGAAGAGTTCGTAGAGGATAATCTTTTCTACTTAGGAGTAATATAATATGGCTTATAACCAATCAGACGCTCTATTTGAGCAAGGTACAGACACTAACGGTAACTTTGGTAATTCAGTAGCAGGTCAAACGAACTCGTTTTTCCTACCCAAAGTATATTCCAAACAGGTACTCAACTTCTTTCGGAAGTCTTCAGTAGCGGAAGCTATTACGAACACCGATTATGCTGGTGAGATTTCTGGTTATGGTGACACTGTACGAATCATCAAGGAACCTGTCATCACTGTTTACCAGTATGAGCGTGGCGCAGATATAACTAAAACAGCTTTGACTGACCAAGAAGTTAGTCTTGTTGTTGACACTGCTAACGCATTCAAGTTCATCGTTGATGATATTGAAACTAACATGTCGCATGTAAACTTCCGCGATGTAGCAACCTCTTCAGCAGCTTACGCTTTGCGTGATGCTTTTGACGAAGGCGTAATTGCTACGATGTTTGCGGGTGTTTCTGCTGCAACCCCTAACCACATCCTTGGTTCTGACGATGCAACCGACCTTGCTGCTGGTACTTTTGACGGTACTGGTAACTTGGACATTGGCTTTGGCTCATCTGAGCATGATCCTATTGACGTTCTTTCTCGTATGGCCCGTCTTCTTGACGAGCAAAACATTCCTGAAGAAGGTCGTTGGTTCTTGGCTTCACCTGAGTTTTACGAGATTCTCGTACAAAGCTCATCTAAGCTCTTGTCAGTAGACTACAATGCCGGTCAAGGCTCCATCCGTAATGGTTTGGTAAGCTCTGGTAAGCTGCGTGGTTTTGACATGTATAAGACTAACAACATTGCTGCAACGTCTAACGCTGCTGGTAAGTGTCTTGCTGGTCACATGTCTGCTACTGCTACGGCTCAGACCATCACTAGCACTGAAGTCATTCGTGACCCAGATAGCTTTGGCGACATTGTACGTGGTCTTCACGTATATGGTGCTAAGGTACTGCGGCCAGATGCTATGGTTTCAGCGTTTTATGGTATCGACTAAACTGAACGGGGGCCGTAAAAAGCCCCCAATCTTTTTACACAGGATTTATGTATGCCACAGATAGGAAGTAATAATAAGCCAGTAATGTTTAGGAAAGCGATTGTTTCTCAAGAAAGTCGTTTTCGTAAGGGTTTTGACAAAGATAAATATCAAAGCAACTATGATCGTATCTTTGGTAATAAAAATGAATTAGAAATAGCTAGAGAGACTTCTAAAACTTTTAGCATGGAGCAAGAATAATGTTTAAGAAAATTAAAAAAGACTTTTTAAAAAAAGTTAAGGCTGCTGCTTCAAACCAACAACAGCCTACTATGTATAATTCTATTTCCGCATTTGAGCAGCCTCCTGTAGCGCCAATGGGAATAGGAAACAGAGCTATGTATAAAAAGGGTGGTTATATGATGGGTGGAAGCACTATGACAGAAACTATGCAAGGCCAGATGAAAAAGAAAATGACCGAACCTCGTGGTGGCTATGCTCATGGTGGTAAAGCTATGGGCGGTAAAGCTGATATTGCTGCTATGGAAAAAGCTTGTAGCGCAATGGCCGGTAAGAATAAAAGCGTAACTTACTAATGAAAGTAGACGCTCCTAAAGGTTATCATTGGATGAAGGTTGGTAAAATTCAAAAGCTAATGAAAGATCCTAAAGAAGGGTTTAAGCCTCATAAAGGTGCAAGCAAAAAAGCTAACTTCACAATTCAAAAGGCACACTAATAATGGCAACATTTCTTACGTTAACAAATGAGCTACTGCGAGAGCTGAATGAGGTTGCTTTAACTTCAGCTACTTTTGCAAATGCTATCGGTGTTCAGCAACATGCTAAAGACTGTATTAACAGAAGCTATTTAGACATTGTTAACGAAGAACCTCAGTGGCCTTTTTTAGCTACTGATGAAAGCGGTGCTACAGATCACATGTACGGAAATGCGTATGTAGAAACAGTAGCTGGTACTCGTTGGTACGAGTTAAAGCCCTCTTCTAGCAGCATGACAACTGATTACGGTTACATTGATTGGGATAATTTTCTGTTAACAACTGTTGATGTTTCTGGCGAAACAGCTCCACACACTATCCGTAACCTAAAGTACACGACTACTGAAGAGTGGAAAGACTTCTTTAGAGTTTCTCAAAACAAAGACGCTTCAGACACCCAACAGTATGGTGTCCCTTCTCGCGTAATACGCAGCCCAGATGGCCGTAAGTTTGGTCTAAGCGCCATCCCTGATAAAGTATATCGTATTTGGTTTTATGCCTATGACCTTCCTACAGAGCTTGATGCTTTTGGAGATGCTATTGTATTTGCAGACACTTACAAGCCTGTGCTGTTAGCAAGGGCTAGATACTACATGCACCAGTTTAAAGAAAACTCACAAGCTGCTGCATTTGCACTAGACGATTATAAGCGTGGCTTAAAACTTATGCGCCTTCATCTTATGGAACCAGCTCCCGGTTATTTCAAAGATGACAGAATGAGATTTGTGTAATGTCTCAGCCTTGGGGATATTCTTGTAGAGGCGGTTTAAACGTCAACCTAAACCAGCTTGAAATGCTTCAGCAGCCGGGACAAGCCACAAGACTTCGTAACTTTGAAGTAGATCCTGATGGCGGCTACAGGCGCATTGATGGCTTTACGCCTTTTGGTGACACAAAACCAAATGGAAGTGAAGCAGTATTAGGCATGGCTGTATATGCTGATGGCGTTATTGTTTGTTCAGGCACTGGTATATTTTTTAGTGTTGATGGTGAAGATACTTGGCTACAGCTTAATAAAGATTCAGTACACAGCAGCGGCGATAACTATAGTACCTTTACAGGTCGTTCAGTTGCTGCTAGAACTAGCCAAGGTCGTTGTACTTTTGCAATCTATGAGGGTACTTCAGATTACGGGCAAATTGTAATCTGCGATGGAGTCAATGAGCCGTTTTTATTTCAGATGACAGGAACTGGCGGCTTAGAAACACGTACCTTTTTTGCTAAAGAGATTACTGTAAGCAGCACTGTAGGCCCTGCAATAGCAGTTATACATGATAAACATCTTGTAGTTGCTGGTGATGCGTCATCTAAAAATACTGTGTACTATAGTGGTACAAATCATATAGATAGCTTTAGTAGTACAGGATCAGGTAGCGTAGTAATTTCTGACGCTGTTGTAGGACTAGCAAGCTTTCGTGGTGATTTAATTATTTTCTGTAAAAACAGTATTCACAAGCTTTCTAACATTAACGATGCTGCTAGTATATCAGTTACGCCTATTACAACTAACGTAGGTTGTTTATCTCACGGCAGCATACAAGAAATTGGCGGTGATATTTTATTTCTTGCACCTGATGGTGTGCGTACTGTGGCAGGCACAGCGCGTATTGGTGACGTAGAGTTAAGCTCTGTTAGTAGACAAATACAAGAAATATTAAAAGATGTAGCGGCTAACTCTGGTTTTATTATTACTAGCGCAGTTTTAAGAAGTAAGTCTCAGTACAGATTATTTTATAGCACTAATACTGAAAGTCCTTCAGTTGCTAAAGGTATTATCGGAACATTAACATCTAATGGTTTTGAATGGTCAGAAACACTAGGCATTCAAGCACTGGGTATTATTTCTGACTTAGATGCAAATGGCGTAGAGAAAGTATATCATGGTGACAAAGATGGTTTTATTTATAACCATGCAGCAGGTACTTCTTTTTATAATGCAGGAGAGGCTACTAATATTTCATCAGTTTACCAAACTCCTGACTTTGACTTTGGTGACGTAGGAACTAGAAAAACTTTAAAGTATGCTAGAGTTTCTTTTAGTCCTGAAGGAGCAGTCCTTCCTAGTTTTAGGGTACGTTATGATTATGAAGACCCCGAAATACCTCAGCCAGAACCTTTTGCTATATCTACAATTGCTTTACCAGCTATCTTTGGAACAGCAGTATTTAATGCTGTCACCTTTGGAGCAACCAGTGACCCTATGGAGCGTCTTACATTGGAAGGCTCTGGACATACATGTAGCTTTAGAATCTTTAGCGACGATCAAAAACCATCATACGCTGTAAACGGTATTTACATAGATTATATGCCTTCAGGCAGGAGATAAATTAATGGCTCAGAATTATACAAGACAAAGTTCGTTTGCTGATGGCGATACAATTACAGCGGCTTTATTTAACAATGAATTTAACCAAGTAGTAAACGCTTTTGCATACTCTGCAAGCAGTGACAGCTCTACTGGACACAAGCACGATGGTACTAGCGGTCAAGGTGGTAACATTCCGCAGATTGGTGACATAGACTTTTTAAACAAGATTGTTGTAGATAACACAAACAACAGGTGGGGTTTCTATGTACAAGTTTCAGGCGGTACAGTTGAACAGCTTCGCATCCAAGATGGTGCTATTGTTCCTGTTACTAACAATGATATTGATCTTGGGACATCCTCACTTGAGTTTAAAGATTTATTCTTGGATGGAACAGCTCACATTGATACTTTGGATGTCGATGTCAACGCCACGGTTGCTGGAACTCTAGGAGTCACAGGCGCTTCTACACTTACTGGAAATGTAACGGCTACTAATGACCTTAGCGTAGGTGGCAATCTTACTGTTACAGGCAACGCAACTATCGCAGGTAACTTAACCTTTGGTGATGCTGCTACGGATACAGTAGCCTTTAGTGCTGATGTAGCTTCTAATCTCCTGCCTAGCGTAGATAATACTTATGACTTAGGCGCAGCAGGTTCTGAGTGGAAAGACCTATACATTGATGGAACTGCAAATATTGATAGCCTTGTAGCTGATACAGCCGACATTAACGGCGGAACTATTGATGGGGCAACTATCGCAACATCAGACATTACAGTAGGATCAGGAAAAACTTTAGATGTCTCAGCAGGCACATTAACTTTAGCTGATAATCAAATAAGTGGTGATAAGGTTGAAGGCGGTACGATTGCTGCTACAACTATTACTACACTTACATCAACTACAGTAGATACTACAAATCTTGAAGTAACTACTTTAAAGGCTAAAGACGGCACTGCCGCAGGTTCTATTGCAGACTCTACTGGTGTTGTA